GAAAACCTGCAAGTCGATGGCAATTCCAAATCGTTGCGTGGTCATTTGAAGATCGCCCCCAAAGGGACCAGCGTTCGGATCGACGAGATCCGGAGGCTGATCGACGCCGGGATCCTGCGGGCAGTATCAGTCGGCTTCGTCGGCGTCGAGAAGCACCCACGACAGCGACCAGAGGGACACAAGGGTTACATCGGCGACCACTACACCAAGTGTGAATTGGTCGAGACGTCACTCGTCAGTGTTCCGGCCAACCCCAATGCCATTGCGGTGGCCAAGTCGTTGGATATCTCCCCTGCAATGTTCGACCTTGTGTTCGCCGAGTCCGGCAACAGGAACACGCAGTCGCCCACACGCAGGTCTCACGGCGAGCTCGCCAGGTCAAATGTCAGCACAAGGAATGGTAAGATGACGCTAGCACAGCGCATCCAGGCCTCGCAGGAACGCCTGAACGCCCTGCGGGACAAGTTGGAAGAGCATCTCAAGTCGGTCGACGATAGCAACGTCACCGACGCTCAGCTCGAGATCACGCACGAGCTGAACCAGAAGATCGCGCAGGAGGAGAAGGGCCTCAATGCCCTGCTCGAAGCCGAGTCGCACCTCGCCTCTACCGCCGCCAACGATACGGGCGATCCTGGGTCGCGGGCGATCACCACCACGACTCGGGCCAACGGTGGCACCCTGACGCGGACCAGCGGTGGCGGTCGGACGCCGTTCAACATTCCCAAGACCAAGGAAGCCCGCATGGACGTCCTGGTCCGGGCCGGCGTCGTTCAGCTCCTTGCTCACCGCTACAAGATCAGCGTCGAGCAGGCGATTGCCAAGGCGGTGACCGAGGGCGGAATGCCCTCCTATGGCGAGGATACCACCCGCGTCCTGGCCGAGTACTGTGCCCGCGCTGCCTCCACCCCGGCGATGACCACGGTGGCGGGATGGGCGCAGGAGCTGGCGCAGACGTTGTGGGCCGACATCATGGAGACCCTGTTGCCGAAGAGCGTGTTCCCGCGCTTGTCCAGCATGGGTCTGTCCCTCAACTTCGGACGGGCCGGGAAGATCATCATCCCGACCCGGTCACGGACGCCCTCCATCGCCGGTGCGTTCGTCGGTGAGGGTGCGCCGATCCCCGTCAAGCAGGGTCAGTTCACGTCACAGACCCTGGTTCCCAAGAAGATGGCGGTGATCACCACTTGGACGCGGGAGATCGACGAACATTCGATCCCGGCGATCGAGGGGTTGCTCAGGCAGGCGATCCAGGAGGACACGGCGGTCAGCCTCGATGCGATCCTCCTCGACACGAATGCGGCGACGGCGACCCGCCCCGCCGGCATCTTCAACGGTGTGGCTGCGTTGACGGCGACGGCGGGTGGCGGCTTCAATGCGTTGGTCGGTGACATCAAGCAGCTGACCGGCGCCCTGATCACCGGTACCCTCGGGCACGTTCGCAACATGGCGTGGATCATGAACCCGCAGCAGGTGCTGTCGGCTGGCCTGACCGCAGCCCCTGGTGTCGGTGCGTTCCCGTTCAAGGACGAGATCGCGCGTGGCACCCTGATGACCTACCCGATCATCGACAGCGGCACGGTGCCGTTGGGAACCGTCGGTGTCATCGACGCCGCCGATTTCGTCTCGGTCGGGTCGGAGGGTCCGCGGTTCGAGATCAGCGACCAGGCGACGTTGCACATGGAGGATACCACCCCGGCGCAGATCGTCGGTGGTGCGTCTCCCGGCACCGCGGCCTTCCCAACGACGTCGTTGTGGCAGACCGATAGCCTGGCCCTGCGCCTGATCCTGCCGATGAACTGGACGATCCGCCGCACCGGCGTCGTTGCCTGGGTCCAGGGCGTCACCTGGTAAGGTAAGCCCTTGCACGAGAGGAGGAGGGTCGCTAAGACCCTCCTACAGGTTCCCAACCAAAGGAGATACTAGCATGACCGATGCAAAGGACGCGGCCAGGGAAGTCTTGGCACGCGAGAAGGAGGCGTCCGACAAGGCCAAAGCCGAGTACGCCGAGCGGACGAAGGGGAAGCCGACACCGACGCAGGAGGAGTGCGACCTGGCAGTCCTCGGTGCTCCGTCGACCGAGCATGAGGATGACGGTAGCGGTCCCGATCCCTATGCTCGCAAGGACGTCGAAGCCAAGAAGCCGTCCGGGTCCGGTTACCAGACCCGGCAGGCAGGTGCATCGCAGTCCCGGCAGACCACGCACACTCCCCCGCACAGGTCAGAATGAGCGCCAAGTCCCTCGTAGCTCGTATCTTGAGTCCGTTAACGCGGGCTGTCGAGGGACAGTACCGTCCGGGTCCTTACTATCTGCCACTGACCGGTGGCTGGCTATCGGCCACTGCCGGTCAGTACTGGAACTGGTGGCAGCTGGGATACGACCCAATCGGTGCCGGTGATCGTTCGGCGATGGTCGAAGCATGCGTCTCGGCGTATGCCCAGACCATCGCCATGTGCCCGGGAGATCATTGGAAGCGCAACAGCAAGGGAGGTCGGGATCGGATCACTACCTCTGCGCTGTTTCGCATCTTGCGTTATCCCAACGAATACCAGACCATTTCTGATTTCCTGTTGAACCTGATCCGGGCCCTGTACCTGACCGGCAATGCCTATGCCCTTGCCCTTCGTAACGATCGGTTCGAGATTGCCGAACTGCATCTGATGGATCCGAACTACAGCTTGCCGCAGCTGGCAGTCAACGGTGAAGTGTTCTATCGCCTCGGTGGCAACTCGGTGATCCAGAGGCGGATCCCGGGAGCCTTGATCGTTCCACAGCGGGATGTGCTGCACGTTCGCTTGCACTCGACCAATCGTATGTACCCGTGGCCGTTGGTCGGGGACAGTCCGATCACTGCGGCCTTGCCCGACATCGCCGCCGCCATGGCGATCACCGATCAGCAAATTCAGTTCTACCAAAACCAGGCCCGTCCCTCAGCAGTCCTGCAAACCGACCAGGTTTTGGACAAGGATCAGGTGCAGTTCCTGCGTGATCGTTGGGACGAGCAGGTCAAGGGAATGGGTGCCGGTGGGACTCCGATCCTGACGGCAGGGTTGAAGGTGCAACCGTGGTCCATCGGTGGTCGTGACGCACACATGGCTGAGATGCTGAAGCTCAGTCAGCAACAGATCGCCCTTGCCTTCCGCATTCCCCTGCAGATCCTCGGGCTGTCCAATGCCCCGCATGGGTCGACCGAACTGTTGATGCAGAGCTGGATCGCCACCGGGTTGGGATTTGCCCTCAATCACCTGGAGGAGGCGATCGGGTTCTTGTTCGATCTGAAGGGTCAGCCGGAAGAGTATGTCGAGTTCAGCACCGAGGTGTTGTTGCGGTCGGCATTGAAGGATCGGATTGATGCCCTGGCGCGCGGGGTGCAGGGTGGCATCTATGCTCCCAACGAAGCGCGTGAACAAGAGGGTCTGGATGCGGTCGCCTACGGTGATGAACCGCGCGTGCAACAGCAGGTCGTGCCCCTCAGTGCCGCCGGCAGCATCCCACCGGCGCCTGGTCCACATGCTCCACCGGCTGCCGGACCAGCGCCACCATTAGCACCACCGACCCCGCCCGGAGCCAAGCCGCCCGCTGATGTCGCTGCTCCGAAGAAGGACTACTCAGATGAGGTCAAACGGGAAGTCAAACGAATCCGAGAAGTCGCTGCTCGAGTCTCCCGAAGGTTTAACTGACGTTTGGCGTGAAGTCCTCGGCGAGGTCCTGGCCGAGGAACGTAGCAACTGGTCGCGTGAGCGCGAGTTGATTGAGGCGCAGGCGAAGTTGGCGGTTGCCGAGTTGCGGGCGCAGATCGCCGAACTGCGTGCCGAGGTGATGGAGTTGGTGCGTGAACGCATGGCCCTGGTGCGGGACGGTGATAGGGGTCCGGTCGGTGAGGTTGGACCGCAAGGTGAGCAGGGTGTCAAAGGAGAACCCGGTCCGCAAGGAGAATGTGGTCCGCCGGGGGACAAGGGAGAGATTGGTGAACGCGGTGAGCACGGAGCCAAGGGAGAGACTGGTGATCTTGGTTTGCCCGGAGTACCCGGTGAACGTGGAGAACCGGGTGAACGCGGTGAACCTGGCCCTCCCGGCGAGCGTGGTGAGCACGGGCTTCCCGGTGTACCCGGTGAACGTGGTGAACGCGGTGAGCAGGGATTACCCGGCGGATGTGGTAAGCAGGGACTACCCGGTGAGCAGGGTTCCCAGGGTGAGCCCGGAATTGAGGGTCCTCGTGGTGAGCGCGGCGAACGCGGCGAGGCAGGTCCTCCAGGTGAGGCAGGCCCTCCAGGTGAAGCGGGGCCAGTAGGCCCGGCAGGACCTGAGGGGAAGCGCGGGCTGCGTGGTGAGATTGGGTTACCTGGTGTACCCGGAGAACAGGGTCCATCTGGTGAGCAGGGAGTGCCGGGCATCAAAGGTGATCCCGGCGAAACAGGAGCAGGAGGTGAACGTGGTGAAGAAGGTAAGCAAGGGCCGCAAGGCGAGCGCGGCGAAAAGGGCGACCAAGGCCCGTCCGGGGAAAGCGGCCCGCAAGGTGAGCGCGGCGCGGAAGGTGAGCGCGGGGAAAAAGGTGAGCCGGGTCAGCGCGGCGAGCCGGGCACGCAAGGTGCGCAAGGTG